AAATTATGCACCTGGGAATGCAGCACCCGTTGGAAGGATGTTGAAATCAAGTACAATGAATTCAGCAGTTTTAGTTGGTTGTAAGTAAATTTCTCCTACCATGATGTTTCTATCAATTACATCTGGTGTGTTATTGGTGTCATCCATTATCACACGGAATGCGTAAAGACCATTTCTTTGTTGGATTGATTCCAAGTATGGGTTTACGATTGACAAGAAACGATTTCTTGTTGCTGCGGTGTTTTGTTCGAATACCAAGTATCTTGTAGAAGATGCGATGTATTTCTTAACAGCAATCATTAATCTACGAACATTGATTCTATCCAATGCGGATGGTTTAGCTTGTAGGGTCTTTTGACCGAATACAGTAGCACCTTGACCTGGGAAGGTTGCGATTGGATTAATTCTATTTGTGTAGAGTGTATCTCTCTCATCGTGAGTCAAACGAGTCTTAACTTCGATAACATTTGACAAACCACCACGATTCAAACCGGCAGGAGCGTACCACTCAGCTGCAACTGAGTCATTGAATGCAATAACACCAGGAAGAACAACACTTGGTGGAACCCATACAGGTTTGTTTCTATCCACATCAAGGATTTTAACCCATGGGTGGTAAGTAGCAACATAGTTGGAGTCAAATGAACTCAAAGAGTTAACTACTGTCGCAATTGAATCACTATATCCACCTGCGTCCATTACATAGAAACAATCTTGTCTATCTTCACACATATCTTTTGCGTATGAAGTAACTGATGAGTGTAGTCTATTGATGATACCAGGAGTTACAATCATATTGATGTCGAACTCATCTGGGTTAGAGATTGCGTTAATTGCCTTTCTCATTGCAACTGTACCTGCGGCAGTAGCGGAAGAACAATCCAAACCTTGAGTGTTACCGGCAACAATATTGTTACCCATGTTAACTACTCGGTTTGGTTCCCAACCATCAAATCCACCTTGGAATGGAACCATGAATTTCTTAGCATCAACTTCAGATGTTAATGAAATAGTTTCACCATTTGAGTGACAAGTTGCCAAATCAAAGTCAGAACCAACAATTTCGGTAGCTGAGTCAGGAAGAGGCATCAAGAAGTTCAAGTTGTCAGTTGTGGTGAAATCAAAGTCATATCCTAAGAACACTCTCTTGTTGTATTCAGATGAAACTGATTGAGATACAACATAAGAAGGTGTTGGTAAGTTATAAGTTGAGTGTAATGGTGAAGTCAAAGCACCGAATCCAAAAGGAACGAGTGTTGAATCAATAGAACCTGCGTCAACATCAGAATCAACATCTACACGAATGTGTACTGATGCGTTTGCGTAATCACCAACACTATTCAATTTACCATTATCATCAACTGTAATATATTTGTCACCAATTACTCTCTTAATGTAGTTTGGTGAGTTAGGGTCAAGATTTACACCTTGGAATTCTTCCACAATGTTTGGTCTAACATCGGCATCTTGTACACCTTGTCCAAAAATTGAATTAGGGATTTTAGAAGTGTCTACTCTTCTAACAATAACACTAAATGTACCATATTCAGAACCTGGCACCTCTGAAGCTGGTTTAATGTCACGGATACCTACTTTAAATTCGTAGTTAGTAGAAGTACCATGTGATAAAGTGTGAAATCTAAATAAGTTTCTTGCTACACCACCAACCTTTTGTGATTTAATCCAAGGAGTTGATGACTCAGAATAAGCTTTGGTGTAGTCAACATCTACTTGTTGTAATGAAACTTTAACATCTTCACTTGTTGCGAATGACGCAGATTGGAAGGTTGAGAAGTTTAACATTGTGTAAGCAGACTTACTTGACTTAGGAGCGTATCCATAAATCTTTGTAATGTAGTTAGCGTCACTTGGGTCCATTGAGGCGGATGTTACAACTTCACCGTCACCAAAACCGGCACTACCAGTTAAGGTTAAAACAAATGATGATGCACTTGCGGCAGCATCTAAAGTTGAGTCATCAAAATCACCATCAAATGTGGTTGTAGTTGGATG